GGTGGATCAGCAGGTACAGTTGGTGATTTTAGTTATAGAAACAGAAAAGGAGTAGTACAAATAGATAGTTCATTTAATATGAATTTTATTGTAGGATTTACAAGAAACATAGGTAAAGTTGGTGGCGTTAACGGAACATTTAGTGAAGTAGACACATCAGTAGGTAATAATAAATCTTGGTCAATACAATGTAGTGATAGAAACAATGTTAATAATATATGGTCAGCGGTTGTGTATTTACATGAAATTGTATCTACACAAGTAGATTTACCATAAAAAAAGAATAAAATGGCAGATAAAACAGTAAGTTTAGAAATAAAATCAAATATAGGGGCAACAGCAAAAGATGCAGGTGAATTAGCTAATGAGTTTAAGTTTATGGGTGTTTCTCTTAATGATATAAAAGGGGGTTTTACAAAATTAACATCTACAGCAGCAAAGTCTTTTAGTAGTATTAAAGCAGGATTAATAAGTACAGGTATAGGTGCTTTTGTTGTTGCTGTAGGTTCATTAGTAACTTATTTTACACAAACTAAAAGAGGTGCTGAATTATTAGAAACAACTTTAGCAGGTTTAGGAGCTGCATTTAATGTAATAGTAGATAGAGTGTCTAAATTTGGTGATGGTATTGTTAAACTATTTAAAGGTGATACAAAAGGTGCTTTAGAAGATGTAAAAGGTACATTCAAAGATATAGGTGAAGAAATTGTAAATGACACAAAACAAGCCTTAGCTTTAAAAGATGCATTCCAAAAATTAAGAGATAGCAATAGAGATTTAAATGTAGAAACAGCTAAAAGAAGGTCTGAAATTGAAGAACTTAAATTAATAGCAGAAGATGTTACAAAATCAGAAGAAGAAAGATTAGAAGCAGCAGAAAAAGCCTTTGATATAGAGAATGAATTACTTGACAAAAGAATAGCAAATGCAGAAGAAGAATTAAGAATACAAAAAGAAGAAAACGCATTAGGTGAATCTAAAGCAGAAGATTTAGACAAAGAAGCAGATCTTGAAATAAATTTATTTAACATTAAACAAGAAAGTATAACTAAACAAATAGAACTTAATAATAAAATAAATGGTATAAAAAGAGAAGCTGAAGCAAAAGAATTACAAGCACTAAAAGACCTACAAGCAGCAGACAAAGAAAGGATGGGAACGTTAGAAAAGCTGCCAGTAAGAACACAAGAAACAAACGACCAAATAATACAATCAGATGCAGAATTAACAGAACAAATACTGGGGAATACCGACAAACAAGTATTAAGTCTTAAAGATTTAGAAGACTTTAAAATACATGCTGCACAACAAGCACTAGATATTGGCCTAACAGTTTTAGATACAGAGATGTCATCACTAGAAAGTTCTTATCAAAAGGAAAGGCAATTAGCAGAAAAGAATGGTGGTGATTTAGAAGCTATTGACCAAAAATTTGAAAAGAAAAGAAAAAGATTAGCAAAACAGCAAAAGGCCTTTAAAGTAGCACAAGCCTTAGTAAACACTTATACATCTGCAACTGCTGCCTACAATCAGGCAATGGATGGAATACCTGCTCCTGCAGGTCTAATAGCAGCACCAATAGCAGCAGGTTTATCAGTAGCAGCAGGTTTAGCGAATGTTAGACAAATACTGAAGCAAGATACTGGTGGTGGTGCAGGTGGAGGAGGTGGAGGAGGTGGAGGTGGAATGGGTGGCGGTCAACCTGCTCCAGATATGCAATCAGGTAAGTTTGAATTATCAGCACCTGCTCAAGAACAAGAACCTGTAAAAGCCTTTGTAGTTACCGATGATGTAACACAAGGACAGGACAAATTAAGCACAATAAGACGTAATGCAGTAATATAAAAAACAAATAAATTAACAATTAATCTATAATATAATATGCCGTGTAAAAAATGTAAAGATGGAAAATATAAATGGGGTAATACTGGTGAATGCAAGTATGACACCATAGAAGAGTGTGAAAAAGCTAATGCTGACTACTATGAAGAAGAACTTAAGACAACTAAAATAGTTGAATTAGTAATTGAAGAAGATAACCAAGAATTAGCAATAGATGCTATAAGTCTAGTTTCAGCACCTGCAATAGAACAGGACTTTGTTTACTTTGGAAAAGAAAAACACAATTTGACTTTCGCAAAAGTAGATGAAGAAAAAAGAATGCTTGTAAGTCCAGCGTTGATACCAAATAAACAGATATTCAGATATGATCCAAATACAGATCAAGAATACTATGTATATTTTAGCCCTGAAACAGTACGCAAATCAGCTGAACTTTATTTAAAACATAATAATCATCATAAGGCAACCTATGAACACCAAGATAGAGTATCAGGTGTTTTAACTACAGAGTCTTGGATAATAGAAGACCCAAAAATGGATAAGTCAAGACTTTATGGTTACAATTTACCTAGAGGAACGTGGATGGTTGCTATGTCTATACAAAATGATGATTTATGGAAAGAAATTAAAGCAGGAAATTTAAGAGGATTATCAATCGAAGGGTACTTTGTGGATAAGATGCAAAATATGTCACAGCAACAACCTACTGATGAAGAAATACTTATAGCACTTAATGAAATTATACAAGAATCTGAAAAATCAAATAAATAAACTATATATCTATTATATAATATCAACTTAAATTTAAGAATACAATTATGGACATAAAAAAGCAAATCAAAATAGCACTTGGTCTAGAGAATGATGAAGTGAAATTAGCGTGGCAATCCAAATCAGAGGATGGCACTATTTTAGTATCTACTGCTGAAGAACTAGAAGCAGGAGTAGATATATCTGTACTTACAGAAGATGGAACAACTATACCTTTACCAATAGGTACTTATAAGCTAGATACTGGCGTTTCTTTTAGAGTAGAAGAAGAAGGTGTAGTTTCAGAAGTTATGGAATCTGAAACAGAAGAAGAAGATACACCTAAAGAAGAAGCTACTAAAGAAGAAATGGCAGAAGAAGATGATTATGATGATGAAGCAGCAGTTTACGATTGGGAGGGTATGGAGAAGCGAATAAAGCAATTAGAGGATGCGGTAAGCGACCTTAAAAGACAAATAGGCGAAACAGGTGATGTAGAAGAAATGTCAGAAGAAACTGAAGAGCCTTCAACAAATCCTAAATCAATAAAAACAACAGAAGTAGTTGAATTTTCAGCAGAAGAAGAAATTGAAAAATTAAAAGCTGAAAACGAAAAACTTAAAACTGAACTAAACGCAAAACCTGCTGATAGTCCAGTTAATGTAAACAAGTTTTCAACTGACAAACCTGTATTAGGCAGAAAAAATTATAATAAACTTTCTAAAAGAGAGAGATTTTTATACAATTTAAATAAATAAATATTAACTAAAAAACAAATAAAAAAATGGCATTTAATGTAACATCAAATTTTGCAGGAAAGGCGGCTGGTTTTTATATTGCAGCAGCTCTTAAAGAAGCAAAATCATTAGATTTTATCACTACAATGGAAAACGTGAAATTTAAATCTAATATACAACGTATGGCAGGTTCAACAGTAGTTAGGGACGCAACTTGCGACTTTACTGATCATGGAACTCTTGCTATGACAGAAAAAGTTCTTACTCCAAAGAATTTACAAATTAATCTTGACCTTTGTAAGAAAACATTACTTACATCTTGGGAAGCTCTTGAAATGAGAGCAGGTGCAGGCGCACCACCACCACCATCATTTGAGGATTATGTAATCTCTTATATGGGAGAAATTATTGCACAAGCAACTGAAAATTCTATATGGAATGGTACAGAAGCAACAAATGGTGAATTTGAAGGATTTGTATCAGCAGCAGGATATTTATTACCTGCACAAGATGCAACTGTAATTCAATCAGCAGCTTCTGGTGCTTATACTGCAGCAAACATTATAGCTAACTTACAGACTTTAACTTCTGATATGGCTAGTAACGTACCTGCAATATTAGGTAAAGAAGATTTACACATATACATGAACAACAAAACTTATGCTTTATATATTTCAGCAGTATCTACATTAGGATATGTTAACGCATATAACATGAATGGAGACTACGAGCCTGTATTTGAAGGTTATAAGATTGCTGTTTGTCCTGGTATGGTAGACAACCAAATGGTAGCAGCAGAAAAGTCTAATCTATTCTATGGAACGGATTTACTTTCGGATGCAACTAGAATCACTTTAATGGATATGTCAGCTCTCGATGGCTCAGACAATATGAGACTTGTAGCTAGATATTCAGGTGGTGTTAATTCTGGAGTTGGTGCAGATATCGTAAGACAATCATAATATTACAAAATAGGGAGTTGAAATATACTCCCTGTTTTTAACTTTTAAAACAAAAAAACAATGGCGTGTACAAATTTAACAAAAGGAAGAGGATTAGATTGTAACAGAGTCAGCGGTGGTGTAAAATACATCTACTTCTCTGTTTATGATGAGATTACATCTTTTGCTTATGATGCAGTTGATAAGTCAACTATCGACACTATTGATTTTGGTGGTAATACTATATATAGATATACTGTGCCTAGAGGTTCAACAACTATTACAGATACTATTACAGGAAGTGTAGAAAACGGCACAATCTTCTATACTCCTACTGTAAATATGGTTCTTAACAGATTAACGCAACAAGACCAAGAGGAGATTAAGTTATTAGGGCAAACGCAGGTAAGAATATTTGCTCAACTTAATGCAACTCTAGCTAATGGTCACGATGTGTTAGTTGCTTTAGGTATGACAAATGGAATGAGTTTAAATGCAGGTACAATCGATTCTGGTGCAGCATTTGGAGATCGTAATGGTTACACTCTGACCTTTGATGGTTTAGAAGCAATTCCTTTTGCATTCTTAGAAGATTATACAACAGCACCATTCGATAATGCAGGATTTACTAACAAAGCGGGAACATTCCCTACTACATCATAATACTTCACTTTAATTAGTGTTTTCATATTTTTCTTGATTAAGAGGGCTTAGGCTCTCTTTTTCTTTTATATGCAAATATTTAAACAGTTTTTCTATTATATAATATGATCCAAGCAGTAACACAATCTTCATTTGATGCATATATAAGTACAGAAGACACTCGTATTGATAATTCAGCAGGTTCTGATAAGATTAGACACTTAGTAAAGTTTACTAATGACATGGATAAATCAGTTCAATATGCCTATCCTAATAATCATTTAATATACGATAGATATACAAAAATGTCATTTACTTATAACGCTACGCCTGATGTTTATACAGGTGACACAAAACTTATACCGTCAGGATATTACAAATATGAAGTTTATGAAGTTTCATGGACTGGAGCAGTTGCAATAAGTGCAGGAAACGCACCTGTAACTGAAGATGATATACTACCTGTAGGACCTACACATGGGGTGGTGCAAGGATTAGTAGCAATAGGAAAATTAAATATGTCAGATTTAACAGGAACAGCACAAGTACAATATACGCAACATCCTGAACCATCTGGCACTAATTACATATATTACGGACAATAAAAAAATAAACAATGGCAATAGAAAACGTTCAACAACTATTAACAGAACAATTAGGAAAAGGTACAACAGAAATATTTACAACAGCAGCACAAACGAGTAAAGACTATTATGCTGTTCATTTTCCTGTAACTTCAGTTATTTCAGCAATAACAGTAGCAAATGCAACAGGCGAAAGCGCTTTACAAACTACGATCCCTGCTGGAACTGTGTTATACATGAATATAACTGCTATTACCCTTACTTCAGGTATTGGTATAGCATACGTAGAATAATATGGCATTATCATTAAAATTAGGAAANAGCTTAACAACAAGCGGATATCTTTATGATAATATCTGGGCTTTAGGTTTTAATGGAACTGATGAATCTGTAACTGTAGATGCAGTTGCTAGTAGTTTAGATAGAACGCAGGGTACAATTATAGCCTGGGTCAAACTTAACACTATGAGTACGACAGGAGCAGTATTCCAAGCAAGAGTAGATTCTAATAATTTTTATAATTTATTTTATCATGCTTCTAGCAATGAAATGCGTTTTACATACAAAGCAAATGGAACAGCAAAAGTTGTAGCCTTTACAGATGCTATTGAAGCAGATGGTAAGTGGCATCATGTAATGGCAACCTGGGAAACAGCTGAAGATGAAGTCAAAATATATTTAGATGGTACATTAAAACAAACAGCTACAGGATTAGGTAGCTTTACAGGAACACCAAGCCTTGCAGATATTGGTCAGAATACACAAGATGGGGCTTTTTTTAATGGTAATATAGCTGAAGTAGGAATATTTGCAGGTGTTATGCCTGTATCTCGAGTTTACGTAGCTGATAGAGAGCCTGTTAACTTAACAGCAATGACAAGATTAAAAGGATATTATCAATTCAATAGTGGCTCAGGAACTGTTGCTGTAGACAGCTCAGGTAATGGATTTAATGGAACATTAGTAAACACACCAACATGGTCAAAAAGTGTACCATATAAAGCAAACTAAAATGAAATATGTAATTATACCATCATCAGAATTATCAAATATAGACTTTAGCCAGGTGCTTGAAACATCTGCTAGTACATTAAGATA